CACAGCTCCAAGGCGGTTTCCCGCACTGGCGTCAGCCCCAACCCGATTTCTCGGGTGGTGCCAACGCAGCTCCCCTCTGCCAGGTAAACTGGCAGAATCGCCCCTGAAATCAGGGACGGACCTTTGTACGAGATGCTAAAAGATAGTTACACACTGTTGCCAAATCTGTGAGCCTCATGACAGAGGATCACTTTATAGGCAACAGCAGTAACCATAATCTTATGAGTATCGCCGTACATATACAAGTACGCGGCCGCGACAGCTCTAACACTATAGGGAAGGGTTACACCCTTCTTACTAAGTGCTTTGAAACTGACGAAGCCAGAGTACGTGTCACTCCTGTCCGTTTGATAGAGGATACTAATACCCCCTTCTACAAAGACAACAGAGAGATTTTCTGTGGTAGTTACCATGGAATAACCTTTCTGCGGCGAAGCTTCAAAGAATTTCTCTTAGGGGACCTTTCGGGGTCACTAAGGTATTCTTCTGCTACGCCACGGTTCAAGTGGAAGAACAGAAGTCTATCCTCATCTTCAAGTACATCACTGTACGATGAAGATCCTTCAACAAGGGTCAGCACTACCGATTCTGAAGTGTTGGTTTTCTTATTCCAACGCAGAAAAGAGGTAGGTGCCTCGCGGAAGAAGTGCCATCCAAGGCCAGAACAAGTATCACGGACTAAAGGAAGCTGATACATCGTATCGATGTATGAAGCAACTGATTCAGCCGCACGATGCAAACCGTTTTTGGAAAAACGATTAGCCATGTGAACCCATGATACAAAGTTCTTGGCATCTCGATGTGAGCTTGGTGGGTCTTGACGAAGATAAGTCGGTGTTACCAACACTCCCTTAAAATAGTCCATACCACACGACTCGCGAAAGCCTCCTTTAAAGAAGGTTTTTCGCTCGTTTACCTTAAGGCCGAAAGCCTTCAGGTACCTGCCCACAATATCGATGCAGTCTGAGGGAATAATAAGATCATCCCCAAAGACCAATATGTCCTTTCGGGCGTTTTCGAATGCTTGAAGGGACTTAGGTCTGCCACGACAGACGAAGATCCTACGCTTTTCGCAAACTGCAGCGATGCAGATCATGAGAAAGCAAAGAGCTTCGACAGGAAAAGTCAAAGCAGAACCCATAGAAGCATACTTCCGTAGATGGAAAATAGAACCATCTTGCATCATAGCTCGCGTTGAACGGCATCCAAAAAGATGCCGTCGAACAACCGGACTATGACGGAAAACGAGCGAGACCAGTTTAACACTGACTCGATCGGATGCTTCCGAGAGATCAACCGTTGCGATGCTATCGTCAAGCGAACCTCTACGCGCAGCTTCCTGATTTGGTCGCTGATCGTTGAAGTTCAAATGGCGATATAGCTTCGGCTTATGAAGACTTCTGACTAACCGCGCAGCTGTAAGCTGTTGAGCATACTGCATTGCAGTCGGTTCGACGCATATAATGCGCGAAGTTTTCATAGTTTTCGGGACAGAAACTACCTTAACAGGTAGTTCGTCCCTAGGTTGAGTGATCTCTCTGTTCGACTGGTGTACGGATGCAAATCCGTACAAATGCTCCCAGCTGAACAAATCATCCCACCTTCCATAGAAGTCTCGACCCCGATACTTTTCATTTGCCCAGGCCTTATCAGCCGTGGCACCTGGTCCGTGTCGAGGAAGGATTGACTCATCGTCAATCATCGACAAAAATTCGCTCTCAATCGTCGGAAAAAAACGACGACAAACAGCGTTAAGTATGTCGACCTCTTTCTGTGGAAATTCAGGTATTCTCCTGAGTTCGTCGTCAAGCCTCTTATAAGCATTCTTAGCTTTTTGATCCCGCAAAGGGTCACAAACTTTGAATACTTTCTTATAAAAGAGGCAGATCTGCCGTATGAGCTTCACGGCAAGTGGATCTGGATGCTCCAAAAGCACTCCGGTCTCAGAATTGAAAACACGCATCGTCAACCCATGTAAGAAACATGGGAGAACGGATATTCGTTTAGGTCTCTTTCGAAACCGTGCGAATATCGAAGGCGCCACGCATCCAGCTTGTAAGCTCTCTTCGAGCCACTCGCTAAATGCAGGGAGGGTAATTCCTAAAAAGGATTCACCTTCGTTTTCATAACGTGATAAGATTGTAATCTTATCACGCGACATATTAGCACAAAGAAGAAAATGTGCTTCATCGAGTAAAGTCAGAAGGATATCTAGGCTTTTCATTGATTCTCCTATGAAAGGAGGGTTTCAATCCATAGCCTAACATGCTCCCAGACTGTATCCATCTTCTGATGGATACAACTCGTAAAGTCCGTCCACGTGACGAACGCGCAAGTGAGCTTGATCAACTAGATCAAGACTCGAGCGCGAGAAATTTCGTCATGTTGGCCGCCTGTGACATATAGCCACAAATGCCGGTGATGATATCGGTCAACTGCGAGGAAGTAAACCCCGCAGAAGGCCGATTCAACACGACATAAGCGCTAGCTGACACAGTTCTGGTCAGACCGGTCGATGGATCAGTGTACGGAGTAAAGAAATCAAGACGAGCCTCTGAACGAGTCCGAGAACCACGCGTATGCGTGATCTTAGCCGTATAGAGAGCGTCTGATGTCGAATACTCCGACGCATAGCCATCGGTCCGAATACGGGCCATAGACTTTGCGGTCCCTCCGGAGATAGCATTTGCTTGTCCCACGGAGATCGAAATAGGGTCGGCGAACATGGTAAGTCCTTTTCTTGTTGTTGGAGTCGTCTCGTACGACTCTTACTACGTTCGTGGCGCAGAAGTTTTTCCGCGCCTCGAAAGTCCTAAAGCAGCAAGGATGGACCACTGATAAGCCGACAATGACTTATAAGTAATCCCAAACCCGTAAGGGTTAGCTACCTCCCTGGCCTTGAATATGTAGCCAGTCGTCGTGAGACAACTAAGCGACATATCAGGACCACTCCAGACAGCAGGCGACGTGCCAGTGCGAGTACCGGAATGTACACGAATGTACCCCGGAGCCTCGTAAATGTACTTCTCAGAAGACATTACGTAGGCATACTCTGCAACGACATGATAGCGTGCACGAAAATAAATGTTCTGGAGGACCGTTCCTATATTGCCAAACCAGTCCAATAGCCAAGTCCACGGTATCACTTTATAAATGATACTAGGATCGAAAGCAATGCCGTAAAGGTTAGCAGCAAGCCTACGATGATCTCGTAGGTTGATAGCTTTACCATCGGCAAGCTCCGGTATATAATAACGATATTTGGCAACATACCAAATCTTGTTATCATATGACTTCTTTATTGGAAGGGACATGGTACCATTACCGGCCGCGTAAAGGTTAAGATCACTAAGGACTGGAGCCATCGAAGAAATATTGTTCAAAGTTCGAGCAATATTCTCCGAAAAGCCACCAGAATCAAGAGTGATCCGACGCCTGACCGACTTACCGTTATGACTCTTTAGCCAGGCTAGCTTCTTTAGCAAGTTTTCTCTGTAATTTAACATTGCAGCGAAGTCTTGCATAAAAGGAAGCCAGCCAAACGAAAGATTCAAATAGTTGTCGGCTATATACTTTGGCCCCTTCTTGAGATCAGAAACGAAATCGCCAAAAGTGCGTCGAGTAGCTGAAAAGCTAAATCCACGCTTGGCGAGATCGCTAACGACAGTCTTAGTATGAGAAATCATACCATGAAAGTCTTTGAGCTCAATAAGGGATACACCCATGTTATAAACAGGGTGTAGCGGAAAGGTCCGATTCCAGCCAATAGCACCCCACCCGGAAAGACTTTGCGGGAAGGGAACTACTGAAGGGAAATAAGGGACTGCTGCAAAGTAGCCCTGATAACCCGACTGGGAACCGGTAGATATGAACGCATAGATTGAAGATGATCTACCTAATCGTACCGAAGATAACTTCGATATGCTAAGTGGACCACCAGATCTATAAGGAGGACCGGGATGAAGCTCGTCCGAGCAAGTCCACGAACCTAGATAGGATGGTAAAGAGACTGCAGTCCCAAGCGGAAGCTTGGAGCCACAGCGCTCTCCACCCCATCGTTGGTTCAATATCCTTGTTCGGGAGCCCATTTTAAACCTAATCCTTGTGCTAATAATAGAGGGGGGAAA